ATTAGTATAGACTTGCATAGAATACAATTAGCGCGACTGGAAATCGCGTAACCGTGTTAAAACGCGGTTCGAGGGTTCGAATCCCTCTCTCTCCGCCATAATAAGGATTGCGAAGGTTGCAGAAAAAATTTTCTGTGACCTTTTTTATTATTTTATGTCACAAATATGTCACAATAGAAGCAAAAAAAATAAAAGTCACTTTATATACTTGTCCAACTTTTGTGCTGCTTGTTTTTTCTTTTCTTCTATAACGTGTCCGTATATATCTGCTGTAATTGATATGCTACTATGGCCAAGAATTTCAGAAACAGTTTTCAATTCAACCCCTTCATGAATCATAAGACTAGCAGCAGTGTGACGCAGGTCATGAAAACGTACCAGCTCCAGGTTAGCTTTTCTTAATACAGCAGCAAAGTTTTTTGATAACGCTCTTGGTTTTATCAATGTTCCGTCATCATAGGTAACAACGAAATCCGAGCGGTAGTATTCATCCCATAACATCTCCATAAAGCGCTGTTGTTTTCTTTTCTGTTCTTTTAAAATTTCTTTCATTGCTTCCGTTAATGGTATGGTTCTCGTTTCGCCGGATTTAGGGGCTTTCAGCCCTTCATCTGTCATGTTGTGTCGTATATTTATTATGCTTGCCTTCCAGTCTATATCCTTCCATTGCAGCCCTAACACTTCTCCTCGACGTAAACCACAAAACATGGCCAGACAAACCGCGATGTATAAATAATGTCCTTTGAAAGCATTTAAATATTTCCCTATATCATCAGGGTGTACGAATTTTGCTTTAAAATTTTTGTTTTTTTTAGGTGTTTCAACAAAATCGCAAGAATTACGGTTAATAAGTCGCTGCCTTTCGGCCTGTTTTAATGCCCTGCTTAATGTTCTATGAATATACAGGATCGATGTTCCCGAGAGAGTTTGTCCAAGTTTTGCGTATGCTGTCTCAATATCTGCTGGAATAATTTTTTGCAAAGGTTTATCCCCAAGTATGCTACATATATGTTTTATATTAACCCTGTATCCTCTTTCAGTGTTTGGGGATATATTTATTTTATAAGACTCAATCCAACTTTCCAAAAATTCACGCAAAGTAATAGATGAAGGCTCCACATAACTTCCTTCTCTCATTTCATGTTCTAGCTTTGTTAAAAAGTCTTTTGCTAATCGCTGGCGGTCAAAAGTTTTGCTTTTTTGTTTCCCCTCTTCAGTTCTCCACCGAACACGCCAGCGGAAGCCTTTATCTGTTTTGTATTTTTGTATTGTAGCCATATTAACCACCTTTCTTTAATCTCTTATGTTTAATACTGCTACCAATTTGCCTAATATTTTTACATTTCCGTTTGTAAGGATGATAGGTTGGTATTTATCATTTTCAGGCTGCAAAACTACTGTTCCGTTATTTCTATAAAACTTTTTTAATGTTGCCTCATCTTCTATTAAGACAGCTCCTATTTCTCCGTTTTCGAGTGTTTCTTGTTTCTTTATAAAAACTATATCATTTGGAAATATTCCTGCCCCCAACATGCTATCTCCTTTAATTCTTAAAGCAAAATCGGCTTTAATCGATTTATCAATATAAAAGTAGTCCTCAATGTTTTCTTCTGCTAGAATAGGCAATCCTGCAGCGATTGTGCCTAAAATTGGTATCCTTTTGATTTCGTTCTTTTTAGGCTCATGTATTTCTGGACTATCGCTTTTAAGGACCAACCAAGAAGGATTTACATTTAATGCATTTGCAATGCTTTCGATTACTGGCAATTTTATATTATTTATTTTTCCTTTTTCATATCTTAATATAGTGGAACTTGCAACGCCTATTTTATCTCCTAATTCTTTTAATGTAAGATTGTTTTCTATTCTTTTTTGTCTTATTCTTTTACCTATTTCTTTATTTATATCAACGCTCATTTTTCCCTCCCCTTTTTTTATATTATTATAATATAGTTATTAGCAAATTGCAATATGCAAACAATAAAAAGTATAAAAAATTTGCATAATGCTATTGACATGTAATAAGTTGAGTAGTAAAATTAAATTGAAAGTTGCATAGGGCAATAAAGGGGGCGTTAGAATGGTAAATTCAAATAAACTAAAAGGCAGAATTGTGGAATTGGGTTTAACTCAAAAAGATTTAGCAAAAGCCTTAGGAATAGCTACTACCACAATAAGTCAAAAAATCAATAATATGAGGTCTATGAGTCTTAACGAAGCATTTACTATAGCGGATATTTTAAAAATACCAGACGAACAATTTAGAGAATATTTTTTTAAAAATTAAATTGCATAGCGCAACAAAAAGAATAGGAGGGGATAATATTGCAACCACTTCTAACTTTCAATGACGTTAGGAAATATTTATGTATCGGGAAAGATTCGCTTCTCAAGTTGCTTCATTCAGGTGAGATAAAGGGATTTAAGTTAAAAGGGAAATGGCGAGTACATATAGACGATTTAAACGCATACGTGGACCGCTTAAGAGGTGGGGAGTGTAAATGAATGAATTGCAAATTTTCAAGAATCCAGAATTTGGACAAGTTAGAGCTTTAAACATTAACGGAGAACCTTGGCTAGTAGGAAAAGATATAGCCGAATCGTTAAAATACAAAGAGCCACATAAAGCTATCGTAAGACATGTAGAAGAGGACGACAGGATGAAATATCCCGTCGCTGACAGTTTAGGAAGAAAACAAGAAACTTGGTTGGTAAACGAAAGTGGTTTATATTCATTAATCTTAAGTTCAGAACTTAAAGAAGCCAAAAATTTTAAAAAATGGGTTACATCAGAAGTACTACCAAGCATACGAAAATACGGCATATATGCAACAGACGAGGTTATAGACAGAATACTTGATAATCCTGATTTTGGCATAAAACTTTTGCAAGAGCTAAAAATTGAGAGACAAAAAAGAATTGAGGCTGAACAAATGAACAATATTTTGATGCATGTAAATAAAACCTATACAGCTACAGAAATAGCAAAAGAACTTGGTTTTAAGTCGGCTATAGCACTTAACAACGATTTAGCTAAAAAGCGTATACAATTTAAACAAAACGGAACATGGGTATTGTATAGCGACTATGCCAACAAAGGATATGTAGAAATCAAGCAAGAGGTTTTAGATAACGGAAAGGTTATTTACCATAGACGCTGGACTCAACTAGGTAGAGAGTTTTTACTTAAACTTTATAACAACAAATTAGTCGAAGAGGAGGTAGCGAATTGACGAGGGAAGAGCTAGAAAGAGAAATTGCTGCCGTGGCAAGCGACATTGAAATACTAAACCGAAAAATAGCTGAAGCTATTGAATATGCAAAAGAAAGGGACAGGCTGCGAAAAAAAATGCAGGAACTCCTTTTTGAATATCAGGCAGAATGTTTTCGAGAAAAAACAGAGGCACACAAAGCAATATTTGTATATAACGGCAAAACAAAAAACCTTCTCAAGGCACTCCAGCAGGAGCTTGAGAAGGCACAAAAATACAATCCACCTTCATTCTAACATAACAGAATGAGGGTTGCAAGGAGGCCATTATGAACATAATTGAGAATCTGGCTATGCAAAATCTTGGCGTAGATATAGAGGATGAACAGCAAAAAGAGCAATGGAAAATAGAGAATGACTCACAGGCCGATTGGGCCCTAGATAAAATCCGAGAGGCCCAGGCCGAATACCGCAGGTTTGAAATGGTGGTGAACGACAAAATAGCTCAGCTACAAGCAGCTCTTGAAAAAGAAAAGGAAAGAATGGAGCGTGAAGTTGGGTTCTTTTCAGGAAAACTAGCAGAATACTTCGAAACTGTGCCTCGTAAAAAGACCAAAACACAAGAAACCTATAATCTACCGAGTGGCCGTCTTATCAAAAGATATCGATCGCCTAAATTTGAACGTGATGATGAAAAGCTTGTGGCTTGGCTAGAATCAATGGGATTATCAGAATTAGTTAAGATACAGAAATATCCGGATTGGGCAACGCTCAAAAAAGAAACAGAAGTCGCGGGGAATAAAGTGGTATTAAAGGCCACAGGTGAAATAATCGATGGTGTTACGGTGATTGAACAGCCACCAGAATTTAAAGTGGAGGTATAGACAATGGCAGATACAAAGCAAGATAATGCTTTATCAATTATAGAGAATGTAAATTTACATCAGGTATCAGGGACTATGCAAAAAATCGCACAGTTTCAAGCGGTTGTGCAACAAACGTTGAAGCAAAATCATGATTTTGGTGTCGTGCCTGGAACTGGAAGTAAACCAACACTTCTCAAACCCGGCGCGGAAAAAATACTGATGTTGTTAGGATTATCCAGTGAATATGAGATTGTAGAAAAAGTGCAGGATTACGATAAAGGCTTTTTCGCCTACACTGTTAGATGCGTTCTAACAAAAAATGGGCAGGTCATTACGGAAGGCCTTGGACATTGCAATAGCAGAGAAAAGAAGTATATGAGCGAAAAGCAAGACATTTATATGTTGGGGAATACTTGCCTTAAGATGGCCAAAAAAAGAGCCCAGGTTGATGCAACGCTAACGGTCGCTGCTCTTTCCGAAATTTTCACCCAGGATCTAGAGGACATCGATCTTTCAGGGAATCCAACAGAAAGTAGCTACAAACCAAAAGTAGATGATCCTGCAGATGTAGTTTTAACCTTTGGAAAGTTTAAAGGGAAAAAACTTGGTGAAATACCAGAAGATTATGTTGAATGGCTAAAAATCAACGCACGTGATGAAAGACTCAGGGATGCAGCTAAAAAGTTGTTAGCACAGCAAACAACTAGCCTAGATGATGTTCCACCAGAGGAAGGGTATCCTCCTGAATACTACTCAGATGGAGAAGATTGCCCACGCTTTCCTGAACCTCCTGAAGAACAGGAACCTTTTTGATAACTCGAGCAGGTGGGTTCCCCCTTCTCCCGCCTGCCTGCCATAAATGATATATGTAGTGTGTCAAATACAGGGCCTCTGGATAAGGGGCCCTAAAGGAGGGGTCACCTATAAAATTATTTTTTTTACTATATTGCGGAAAATATTGGCTATATATGAAAACTATGGGCTGGGGGTCTTTAAATGAGATTACACAATCGACAAGTTAAAGCAGCGTTTTGGACGGATACAGATCTAATAAGGTTACTTGATATACCTGGTAGAATGTTTTACCAGGGCCTTTGGCAATTGGCCGATGATTCAGGTTGCCTAGAATATGATGTTTTAGCCTTTAAGATCCATTTATTTCCGGCAGATCCAGTCTCTACTGAAACTATACAGGAGTGGATCAATAAATTAGTAGAATCCAAAAAACTAATAGAGTATGAAGTTGGGAATAAAAAATGTTTATTCCTCAAAAATTTCCATAAACATCAAACATTAAAAAATTGCCCACCACCTGAGGTTCCGCTCCCACCTTGGATTACTTTTGAAGCATTCCCGTCTAACAATAAGCAAGGTAAATACATTGTTAACGAAGATATTCTTAATGATTTCTTACATTCTTCTTATTATAAGAAAAATATAAACGAAGATAGCTTACAACCTTCTTATAACCAGAACCAGAACCTAAACCATAACCAGAACAGGAACCAATATATAGAGTCGGATTCGGAAAATCCGACCTCACCTGCAGACCCCCAGAACGAGGAAAATCAATCGCAAGAAATCCAATCAGATGAGGCAACACCGCAGGAAGCTATATTTGAACACTGGAACAGTAAAGACATTATCAAGCATCGAAAGATGACGGACAAAATAAAACGTGCGATTAATGGTGCTTTACGAGACTACACAAAAGATGAGATATGTCAAGCCATAGATAATTATGCCTTGATACTCTCTGATGAGAGATATTACTGGACTCACAAATGGACTTTAAAGGAATTCCTTGAGCGTGGGTTAGACAAGTTCTTTGACTTTGAAACAGCAGCGCAAAACTATGCAAAGGGGAATGAGAAAACAAGAGGTGATCCAGGTGAACCAAAAAGCTGGGGCACATTGCGTGCCTTATATGAGAAATACCGTGCAGAGGAGGAGAAGACTTGAAACCTACTGAGACAATCCAGCTTTTAGCTGTGATAAATGCTGCCTTTCCAAACATGCAAGTTACTGAGGCCATGGTTAACCTTTGGCATGAACTTTTGGGGGATCTTGACTTTGATCTTGCCAAAGCCGCTGTCAAGAAACTACTTTTGGAAAGCCCATATCCGCCATCTATTGCGGATATAAGGAAACGTGCAGCTGAAATCATAACACCGCCAGAAGAAAGAATTGACGCATCTGAAGCATGGGGAGAAGTGATTAGGGCAATACATCGGTATGGCTACTATAGACAAGAAGAAGCATTAGCAAGTATGAGCCCGCGAACTGCTAAAGTTGTGCGATATATGGGCTGGCAGGAGATATGTCTGAGTGAGGAACCATCGGTAATCCGGGGTCAATTTTTGAAGATGTATAACATCGTAACTGAAAGAGAAAAACAAGAAAGGTTGTTACCAGCATCTTTGAAGGAAGAAATACAAAAACTTACTGACGGCATGAGTATGAAAATGCTGGAAGGAGGTAAAGAGGATGAGCCAGATTGGAAATCAATACAGTGAACGTGACCGGCTCCTAGACCAATATGCCAGGGCCAAGGGCGAGGATCGGATTCGCATTTTGGCCAAGCTTGTGGTGCTGGATGAGGAGATGGAGAGCAAAAAGGCCAAGAAGGAGCTGACAGCATGACTACGTATGTGGTGGAAGGTATATTTCTCGTGGAAACCGAGGCAAAAGATTCGCGAGAGGCGCAATACAAGGCGAAGAGAATGTTAAGTTGCCAAGATGCAAAAATATACGTGGTGAACGCATGGGAAAAGAAGGAGGACGAGTATGAAGAGGAATACTAGGCCGCCGGAGAGTATCTGTTGGGATTGCAAAAACGCAAGAGCGCATATATGCCCATGGATAGCAAAAAAGAAAAGGATATGGAGCCGTGGAAATTCCGAAAAAAGAAGTTTGCCACCGAGTAGCCAAACAGAAAACAAGAAATATATTTTGGTTTACACCGTATATGAATGCCCATACTATAACCCCGATGTGAAAAGGAAGGCGATAGGATGGTGAAACTGACTATACCCGGCAAACCGTTGGGAAAGCAGAGACCCAGGGTGCTCAAAAACGGAATTACATATACGCCAAAAGAAACGGTAAATTATGAGACGCTTATTAAAGAGATTTATGCTACAGAATACAGGTTGCAGAGGCCGAAAGAAGGGCCATTAGAGTTAAAAATAAGAGCATATTTTCCAATCCCCAAAAGCGTGTCTAAGACAAAAGCAACATCTATGGAGCGGGGCCATATTAGGCCAACGAAGAAGCCGGACGTTGATAATATCATAAAAATTGTAGCCGACGCACTGAATGGGATTGCATACAGAGATGATAGCCAGATAGTTTCCTGTAGTCTCGAAAAATGGTATTCGAGCATCCCTCGGGTTGAAATTGAATTAGAGGAGGCAGGGGATTGAATGAAAAAGCATTGAAGTTAGTCTGGCGCATGGTGCTTGCTACAATGGCCGGGAATAATAAAATAATATGGGCTCTTTATGATGAGTATATCCTCGAAACCCGGTTGCATGTGCCGGTGAAGGAATACCTAGAGTGGCGGGAGGAGAGAATAGCATGAAGGCAATGTCTAACCTGATACAAGAAGAGTATAGAGACAGGCAATGCGGCACCTGTGCACGGCTCGGCACCAGACAAGGCAAATATGGCCGAGAAACATATTGCAAATTAGATGGGGAAAAGCGATTCAAAAATGATATGCAAGGGTGCCTCGGTTGGAAGGAGCGGAAAATGTAGTATGGAAGAAAAATTGCATGAAAAGGAAAAACATCTCATTGAATTTCTTCGGCTGAAGTAAGGTGGTATGTATGTATATTAAATATCATGGCTTTAAGTGTGAATGTGGGGAAATTGTTGCTCCTGACTTTTACGAATTACATTTCGATATGATAGACGGAGAAATATTAGACTCTTATGCAAATGAGATAGTATGTAAGAAATGTGGGGCAGTGTATGAATTAGATGATATGGAATTTACTCCAATATTTAACCGAAAAGATAAGAGAGATAAATATGGATGTTGGGTTCGAGTATGCCCAACTGAAGACGGAGAATATG